TAACTCAGATGCTAATGGTTATGGAAACTTTGAATATTCTGTACCCACAGGATTTTATAGTATTAACACAAAAAACTTAGCGGAGTTTGGATAATGGCTTATACAACAATAGATGACCCAACAATTTATTTTAATACTAAAATATTTACAGGGAATAATTCAGCAAATAATTCGATAACAGGTGTTGGATTTCAACCAGATTGGATATGGTTTAAGAATCGTAATGCAGCAAATGACCATGCTCTTGTAGATAGTGTAAGAGGGAGAAAAGCATTAAGTAGTAATAACAATAGTGCAGAATTAACACTTAATGCAGATAAAGATTTTCAAAGTTTTGATAGTGATGGATTTACTGTAGATGTTGTAGAACAATTAAATAGTTTTAATAAAAGTGGAGATAGTATAGTCACATGGAATTGGAAAGCTGGTGGATCTGCACCAGCAATAACTTATAATGTCAAAGTAGTTTCAGATAGTGGAAACAAATACAGATTTGATGACTTTGGAACAAGTGCTGTCACTTTAGATTTACAAGAGGGTGGCACTTACACATTCGATCAATCAGATAGTTCAAACTCAGGACACCCATTAAGATTTTCTACAACATCAGATGGTACACATGGTGGGGGGAGTGAATACACAACAAATGTTACAACCACAGGAACTCCGGGAAGTGCTGGTGCAAAAACTGTAATTACAGTAGCCGCATCTGCACCAACTCTTTATTATTATTGCACTCAACACTCTGGCATGGGTGGACAAGCAAATACAAACTCTACATTTGGTTCATCTAATTTTGGTGGGAGTATTCAATCAAATGTATCTGCTGGAAGCACACAAGGATTTAGTATTGTTTCATGGACAGGAACAGGTAGTGCAATAACATTAGGTCATGGTTTAACGTCAAAACCAGAAATGATATTTATTAAAAACAGAGATGCTTCACAAAATTGGGTAGTATATAATTCATATTTATCAGGAACAGAGGGTCATAAAGCACTTTATTTAGATTTAAATTATGCTGAAACAGATCAAACAGGCTTCTTTAATGACACAGCGTCAACTTCAAGTGTATTTACAGTTGGAAGTAATGGAAACACAAATAATAGTGGCGATGATTTTATTTCGTATTGTTTTCATTCTGTAAAAAGCTACTCAAAATTTGGAAGTTGGCTTGGGTCTGGGAATGCTGATGGCCCATTTGTCCACACAGGTTTTTCACCTTCATTCATAATTGGCAAAAATATAGATAGAGAAGATGATTGGTTTATGCTTGACAACAAAAGAGATACTTTTAATCCTGTTGATCAAAGATTACAACCAAATTCAAGTGGTACAGAAAGTACAGTCACAAGTTTGGGAATAGACTTTTGTGCAAATGGGTTCAAGTTAAGGGGTGCAACTAATCAGTATAATGCAAGTGGAGAAACTATTATTTATATGGCTTTTGCAGAAAGTCCATTTGTTACATCAACAGGAATACCAACAACTGCAAGATAGGAGTTTATTATGCAATTATCAAAGCATTTTACATTAGAAGAATTTGAGAAAAGCCAAACTGCCACTAGAAAAGGCATAACTAATAAAGCTGGTAGTGGAGAAATAAAAAATTTAGGCGATCTTTGTTATGAGGTATTAGAGCCTGTAAGAGCAAAGTTTGATAAGCCTGTCACTATTACATCAGGATATAGAAGTCCTGAATTGTCAGAAGCAATAGGTTCAAAAGCTACATCACAACATTGTTCTGGCGAAGCGGCAGACTTTGAAATTGCTGGTATATCTAATTTAGAAGTAGCTTTGTGGATTCAAAACAACTGTAATTTTGACCAACTTATTTTAGAATTTTGGAAAGAGGGAGAGCCTAACAGTGGGTGGATACATTGTTCTTTTAAAGAGGGTTCAAATAGAAAACAAGTTTTGACATATTCAGGTGGAGAATATAAAAATGGATTACCAGATGCTAAATGGTCAGGTGGTAAATTACAAAACTAGGAGAAACAATGCTAACTAAAAAACAAAAAAAACTACCAATGGCTTTACAGAAAGCTATAATGAAAAAAATGAAAAAAACTAAAAAGAAGAAAGCGAGGAAATAATGCCTTATCATACTGGACATGGAATGAAGAAGAAAAAAAAGAAAAAGAAAAAAGCTAAAAAGAAAAGATAATGGTTAAGGTTGCTTCTATAAAAAACATTATAAAGAACCTTACACCAAGACAACAAAAGACCATGCGATCTCATGCTCGTCATCATACTTTGAAACACATGAGATCAATGGCTAGACTAATGAGTGGTGCAAATGGTAGAAAAAGAACATTCTCACAAGCACACACTATTGCTATGAGGAGAGTTGGTAAATGAGTGGATTTACAACATCAACTACTTTAAAAGAAATGATAAACAAGTTTCCAATGCGTAAAAGGAGAAGAAGTGGCAAAAAAAAGAAAAAGAAAAAGAGTAGCAAGAGATAAACAAACTGACTTGCCTAAAAAATATTTATCTGGTCTTAAAGGTAGTAAAAGATCAGAGAGAGCAAGTTTGATAAAAGCTATGTCTGAAGCGTACAAAAGAGGACAAAGAATACCAAAATCAATGTTTAGGGCGAGGGCAAGAAGTGGCTATTAGAAGAAAACCTTTATCTGCAAGAGTTGTTTCTATACTAAGAGCAAAAGCTAAAGGTAGAAAGAATATTACATTAGGTATGCTGAAAAAAGTATATCGTAGAGGTCAAGGTGCTTATTTATCATCTGGATCAAGACCACGAACATCAATGCAAAGTTGGTCGCTTGGTCGCGTAAATTCATTTTTGAGAGGGAGTAGAAAACACGATACTGATTTAAGAAGAAAAAAAAAAAGATGAGCAAAAATCCTAGAACTACTGGAGAACACATTGTTGCCTTATATGGACACATAAAAGGTTTAGCGAGAGAAATAACAATCATAAAAAAAAATCATTTAAAACACATGCACGATGATATTGAAAAAATAGATTCTAAATTTGATAAACTTACTTCTTGGATTATTTATGGAGTGGGTGCAGTTGCAATCGTGTTTCTAACCCAAATACTTTACATTTTTTCTAAATAGTTATACAAGTGTAACTTGTATGCCTAATAAAAAAATACTTGTTATTTCAGACTTACATATACCTTACCATCACAAAGATTCATTTAATTTTTTGAAAGAAATAAAAAAACAATTTAAACCAGATACAATTATAAACATTGGAGATAGTTTAGATTTTCACGCAATATCTATGCACGATTCAAATCCAGATTTATTTTCTGCTGGACATGAATTACAACAAGCTAGAAAATATGTAAAAGAATTAGAAAGTATATTTCCAAAAGTTACAGAAGTTGATAGCAATCATTCTAGTCTTGTTTATAGACGTGCATTGAAACATGGAATGAGCAAAGAATTTTTAAGAGATTATGGAGAGTTTTTAGGTACAAAAAAATGGAAATGGACAGATGATCTAACAATTACAATGTCTAATAAACAAAGATGTTTTTTTACACATGGAAGAAGTGCTGATATATTAAAGGTTTCACAAACAATGGGTATGAGTGCAGTTCAAGGTCATTATCACACTAAATTTGTTGTATCTTGGTGGGCAAATCCAGATAATTTATTTTTTGGTATGAATGTAGGTTGTTTGATAAATCAAAAATCAATGGCTTTTGCTTATGCTAAAAATTTTAAAACAAGGTTCATTTTGGGTTGTGGTATAATACTTAATGGAATACCAAGATTACTGCCAATGGTATTGAATAACAAAGGGGATTGGATAGGTAAAATTGTCTAGTTTAAAACGCCATAGAGCCACACAGAGAGCCATTGATAAACAAATAGGTGGTACACACTACAAAGGCAAAATACAACCGATAGAATTGATAGTTTCACATAATTTAGATTTTATAGATGGTAATATTGTAAAATATGCAGTGAGAAATAAAAAAGGCGAGAATCAAAAAGAAAAGTATGATAAAATTATACATTATTGCGAATTAGCAAAGGAGTTAAAATGTGGTTCACTTTAGGAAAACTTGCACTTAAAACTGGTGCTGAAATATATAAAAATAAAAAAAAAGCTAAATTGCTTGAAAGCGAAGCTGAAGTAAAACATTTGGAGAGGGCAGTAGCTGGAGAAGTAGAATTACAAAAAATTGTACATAAAAGACAAGAGTCAGATTTTAAAGATGAATTTTGTCTTATCTTATTAAGTTTGCCTCTGTTAATTTTAGCGTATTCTGTTTTTTTTGGAGATGCAGAATTGCAAGAACGAGTCGATTATTTTTTTATGAAATTTGAAAATCTTCCTTATTGGTATCAAGGTTTAGTAATAGGTGCATTTAGTACAATACTAGGTATTCGTGGTGTGAATACATTCAAAAAAAAATAATATCTATATCTATTAAATAATTGTATTAATGATTATGGATATTGATGCAGTTATTATAGAAGCAGAATTTGAAATAGAAAGCAAGTGGCGACCCTTTGGTCATTATATAAATTTAAGATTTATTGATGTTGTTCCTAACAAACCAAAACTAAATAACACTTTGTATGAATTAAGAAAACAAGAAGATATAGAGATTGTAAATTATCATTATACAGAAACTCCAATAACAAAAGACACAGATATAAAA